TACTTTCATTGAGTTTTCTGAAACCCAACCATCTTCATTTAAAAATGCACCATCAGTTGTAACAATAGGTGCTACTGTTACCGTACCAGTTGCTTGTTGTAGTTTACTTGCAACTAAAGAAGCACCACCTGAAAAATTTATTGTTTCACCTTCAGTAAAAGTACCACTATGATTTTTTAATTTTATAACTTGTGTGTTTGTATCAATAGAAACAACCGTAGCAGTAACACTACTTGAAGCGCCTGTAGCAGTTTCATCTGCTGATGGCGAACCCGAAAGAGATGTATATAAAATATACGTTGGTAATTTTATTGTCGGTGCAGGACTAGCTGCATAATTGTAACCTGATTCTATAACTTTAATCTGTAATGCACGACCTATTTCTGTACCATATGCTAAAACTTTTGCACCATTACCTGAAGAAGATGTAACCGTTAATGTAGGTAAAGAGTTGTAACTATTACCAAAGTCTATCATTCTAACGTCAGTAATATCACCAACACCTGTACCACTTTCTTGTACAACTTTATCTCCATGATAAGCGTCATCAGCACCTGTTTCATCTTCTAAAATTAATTGACCAGTACCTGTGCCACTTTCTAATGTTACACCACCATTAACAACAGAAACTTTTGCAGCTGCAGTACCAGAACTAAAATTAATTACATCACCTACAGCGTAATTTGTACCACCAGTATCTACAACAACTTCATTTATTGATCCAGGTCCTACCGTATCTATTTTTAAAAGTGCTCCTGTACCACCAGCAGTTACGATAATGTCGTCATCTACATTATATAATCCACCATCATTTGTAATTGTCTTTTGGTCTATGATACTTGAAACCGTTAATGAAACTAATACATCTGAATCTGTATTGTCTGTTCCTGTAATTGTTTCACCATTAACAAACGTACCAGAAACAGAGTCATCACCTAAAACTAATTCTGTAACCGTAACACCACCAACTAAAAATTTAAATACATCTTCAACTATGGCAGTTGCTTCGTTTATATTTGTATCTGTTGGGTTGTTTGCTTGTGTTATTGTTTGACCTATAAGATTTGTAGCGTCTGAAGTACCTACTTCTAAACAACGTAATATTTTTCTAGTATCCCATTTACCATCGGATACTCTTAACATTTCATCTTTAGGATATTTTATTTCAGCAGCTTCATTAAACAATAATTTAAAAAATATTTCACTTGCACGTTTTGTACCTTTTGACTGATACAATGTTTTAATATTTTTAATTAACTTATTTTTACTTACACCTGTTGCTAAATTTTCAGGTATAGAAGTTAAAAATGAGTTTCTAAATTTAGATAAAAAACCTGATATAGTTTTATCTACATCAGCGTAATCTAAAAGTTGTTGAATGTTTTGAACTGGATTTGCTCTGTATTTACCTATTGTTGCTTGAGCAGACGAAGATGATCCTGTAATTAACTCACCTTCTATAAATTTGTTTTGATGTGATACAAATAAACGAGCACCACCATCAACATCTTCAATTAAAACTGTAGCAGTTGCACCAGATGTAGCACCTGTAATTGTTTCACCATTTATAAAGTCACCATAACTTGTATCTTCTAAAAGAATGTTATCACCATCGTCATCATCTTTTACATTTGTACCATCTAGTTGAATTGAACCACCTGCTGATCCTTCTAATTTTATAATGTCAGGATCGCCGATGTTTGTTAATGTTATTTCAGCTGATTCCATCAACTGATAATATGCTTTTACAAAGTCTAAAAATAATGGGTGGTCTTCAAGTACAAAATCAGGTACTTGTGATTCTATAAGATTTGATATTTTATCTTTAAAGTCGGCCATCTCATTTAATAACTACTAGTCGTGGTATATCCAATACCAGCGTTTGCTGAGCCTCCTACTAATGTGTCAGCCTCAACCGTAACTGAACTATTTGCAACATCAATTTCTAATACTTGATTTCTAATAGGAACAATGTCATTTGAATTAGGTTTAACCGTAACTTCTATAACCGTAGAAGCTGCACCTCTTATGTTCTCTATATTAGAAACATTTAAAGAGTTTACTTCAACTAGACCTGAAGAATAATTTATTGTACCTTGTGTACTATTGGCATATGATCTTACAGCACCATCTAATCTATATCTTCTTACATTACCTTGACCATCATCATCTAAAAACCATACGTTTGTTGTATCGCCATCAACTTTAAATCCTGATGATTCTAAAATACCACCAGAAGCAGTATTGTGACCAGAGTGTGGATTGTATAATGCGTTTGCAAAGTTTATTGAATATTTTGTAGAACTACCAATTGTTGGTAAAAAAGATTTTCTTAATTTAACGGTTGTAATATTTGATAAAATACTTTCATCTGTTTCATCAATTAATCCTGTTAATTTAGAATATCTAAAAATTGTATCAAATGATTGTAAAGTATTTGAGTTATAATTTGTTAAAGTTGTAATAACGTTTGATTTAATTGTATCTGAAGTTTTAGGTGTACTTTTTTCATCAAACTTAACCGTAGATGTCAAAATTAAATTTGTAGTTTCAGGATCAACAATAACTGGTGTTACTGAAGCAACTGAATATTTTTTTAAATCTTTTACTATTCTATCTTTTGTAGAATCAGTTAAGTTAGAACCACTTGTTGGTAAGATAGAAAGATATACTCTACCATAGAATGGCGTTTCAGCGTCTTCACCACCCCAAGCACTAACTGATTGTGTGTTAGCATAAAGTTGTTTTACTTTTGTTTTATAATCTTCTACCGTAACTGCTCTATCTTGTGACGCATAAAAACTAGGTGCATTAAATTTTATACTTTCTAAATTCTCAGGATCAGCACCGCCTTGTGCTGATGAATTAACCGTAACGGTTACATCATTAAAACCTGAAATAGAACCTGATAATGAAAATGAAGTAGCACCGTTTGCTTCTGTTTTGTTTGTTACAACATAACTGATACTAACAATATTACCATCATCTAATTTTTTACCAATAATACCATCACCAAAATACACTTCGTATTGACCATCTTCAGCTTCTTGTAAAAAATAAACTTTTGATGTGCCATCTAATTGTGTGATAGAAGTTGCTTTTGTGTAAGTGTTTGATGTAGTGTCAGAAGCACTATTTTGTACAACAACTTTTATTGTAGTTGTATCTGCTCTGTCACTAGGTATTAAAAATCTTTGGTCTATATCACTTGTGTCATTTGTATAAGTGTATGTAACGTATGTACCTTCATAAACATTTAAACTTTGTGCTGTATAAATGCCATCAACTGGTTGGATTGTTTTGTCAGCAATAGAAACAAACGTATAAGTTAAACCATCTATTGCAGATGAAAATTTTGTGCCTGCAGGAATTGTAATTGTAGATCCTGTACCATCATTGATTACTAATTTTAAATCAGCGATTGGTGCTCTAGCAGAGTTAGGTGTGTAACCAACTAATTTAGCCAATGACGCAACACTTGATCTTAATTGTGCTGTATCTAAAAACATTTCATTGGCAACAAAGTTAGCATTGTATGCCAAGTAATGTGTATTGTATGCTAGAACGTCTAATAAAATTGAAAGAGAACTTCCTTCAAAATCATAATCTTTAAATTCGTTTTGATTTGCTAAAAATCTTTTAAGTGAACCTTTTATATTTTCAAAATCTAATTCTGAAATATCTAATCTGTGTTGTGCCATCTTATCTTACTCTTTGTAAAAATGTTGATACTGATACTGGTTGTTCAACACCATTTATTTTAAATGAAACCATAATATGAATGCCATTGTCGGCCTCATCACTTTGAACAACAACATCTTCTACTGAAACTCTTGGCTCATATTTTTCAATCGCCATAGATACTCTATCTTTTATTACTACTAATAAAGGTTCAGTAATATTCTCAAATAAGAAACCTCTTAAATTACAACCGAAGTCAGAATTGAAAGGTCTTTCATATTTGTTGGTTAAGATTATATTCTTAACAGACCTTTTAATTGCTTGTACATCAAATAACTTTGCAACATCTTTAGTTGCAGGATTTTTAGTAAAACTCAAATTTAAATCACTATAGATTCTATTTGATCTTTTACTTTTGTTAGTTGTACTTGCGTCATAGTTTGAGTAGGCCATAACTATATTTATATGACTTTACAGACCATTTACTTTAACATTTAAAGAACCTGAAATCATTGCACCTGCGTCAGCACTATCAGTTACACGACCCCAAGGTATACCACCTATTTTAACGTTTGTTGATCCTTTATTTAATGCAGCTACATGAGCAGGACAGATAGGAGTAGGTGGAGCTGCATGTGCAACGGTAGGAGTGCCTTGTACAGCACCTGCGATACCGTTTGCCTTAACGGTTCTTACTAATGAAATTGCTAAATTAGTGATTCCTGTACAAGCATGACCTGTACTTAAAGGATCACCTTCTCTTACTGCCATATTACTACTTTCCTTGCCCGTTATACGCTTTCCAACTACGTCTTTTTGATTTATTCATTGATGAAAACTTTGTTGTTCTCTTTTT